GATGTTTACCGGCTCGAGCAAAGAGGATATGGCCGTTCATATCCGTGGACTGTTTGAGGACAGGCTCATTACGATCCCGAAAGACGATAAGATCCGCGACGACCTGCATAGCGTCAAAAAAGTAGTCACGTCAGGGGGCAGCGTGCGTTACGTCGCCCCGGAAACAGATGACGGACACGCCGACAGGTTTTGGGCACTCGCTCTTGCGGCCCACGCCGGCCGCACCAAATGGCAGTCCGGCAAGGTGACGCCTTTTAAAATCAAGTATTAGGAGGATCAAAAAAATGAAAAACGACCGGATCGAAGAATATAGCCTGCTAAACAATGCGTATTATGGCGATGGAGGCTTTTTGAACGGGAAATACCTCGTCCAGCACCCGCGCGAATCGTCCGAAAAATATCAGCAGCGCCTCGCTTTGGCTTATTACCTAAACTACACATCACCCTGTGTAAACGCTCATGTGGACCCAATCTTTAAACGAGATCCACAGCGGGAATATTCCGGGGCGATCACAGCCCTCTGGGAAGATTTCGCCAAAGACACCGATCTTGCCGGTACAGATCTCAATACGCTTGTTAAGCGCTGGGCAGTAGCGGCAAAACTCTATGGGATCGGCTACGTTGTTTGCGACAACGCCCCGCATCCCGGCAGCACGATCGGCGAGATCCTTGAGAGCAAAAAAAGGCCCTACGCCTATCTGTTAGATCCTGATAGAGTTAAAGAGATTAAGGTTGACAATAATGGCAAAATAATTTATTTTGCCTTTTTAGAGCGGGATCCAAAAAGCAAACGTGACTTTGACCGTATTTTTACTACTGAGGGCTGGGAACTACGCGATGGCGACAAAGTCATCGACAGCGGTAAATATAACCTCGGTCGCGTACCTGTGGTGAAACTCACAAGTCGCGAAATCAGTCCCTTTGATATGTTCCCAGCGTCAGAATTTCTCTCAATAGCTATGACCAATCGGAGCATCTATAACAAATGCAGCTGGCTGGATGATATTTTGCGAAATCAGACATTTAGCATCCTGACCTATCCGACAGCTAAGCCCGAATCGCTGGACATTGGCACGGATAACGCTTTGGCCTATCCGCCGGACTCCCGGCACATCCCGAGCTTTATAGCGCCTCCGGCAGAGTGTGCGACGGTGCTCGCCAACCAGATCCAGATGCTGCAGGAGGAGATCTACCGCATGGCTGTCGTTGTAAACGTCACGGGCGTACGGACCCAGTCTTCCGGAGTCGCTAAGCAGTGGGACTTTGAGCAAACAAACCAGCTCCTCAGCAGTTTTGCGGGCAACATCGATGTCGCCGAAACGGAGTTGGCCGAGCTCTTTGCGCTTTGGCTTGGCGCCGATTTTAATTACCAATGCAATTACCCCAAAGACTTTTCGGTATCGGACGTCACGACAGAGCTTGCCAACGCCGAAACGGCCAAAGCACTTGATTTTGGGACAACATTTAATACAGAGGTGTTGAAACGTGTTATAACGTCCTACCTGCCTGATCTGAAAAAAGACCGGGTCGAGCAAATAGTAAACGAATATAGCGACCTTGCTGATATGTCAGCTCTTGATGCCACCGAAAGCGATTAAAAATGGGAACAAATAAATTATTAAAGCTAATATCTGTCTATCTTGCCGCCTGGCGCAGTGATGCGAAAAAAGCAGAGGCCCTGATCGCAGCAAGCATAGCCGCAGGAGATAAGGTAGATAAAGCTGTCGACAAGGCCATCAAGGCGCGCCCTGATATGTTTTACCTGACCGGCCTGCCTGATTTTCTGGCAGACGCTGCTGCCATCGGCCTGGGAGTAGCTGACACATCGTTTATACCACCCGATTACCGTGAGTTGCTTGTTAAAGCGATCGAAAAACCATGGACGTCTAACGGCGTCAAATTATCGGCAAGACTTTACGGAGCTGGCCGAGACATGCGGGCCCAGATACTTACCGTGGTCGGACGGTCGCTGAAAAATGGCGCCGACTGGCGCGCTGCAGCCAAAGCCCTTTATGACGGCTATGGTAAAGGAGCGGTAATACCGGATCAAGCTATCGCAGCCTACATGGCAAATCTCCGGCGCTGGACGCCCGAAAATTACGAGGAGCAGTCACGCCTTGCCCGCATCGCGCTGCGCAATATCAACAGGCTGGCCCGAAAAGGCGCGCCCAATATAGCGCTAAAGTCTGCTTATACTAAACTCCTTGATGCCGCCAAAACCGGCAGCGAAAAGGCGTACAAAAATGCTCTTTATGTGGCCATGAACGAAAAATCCCGCTACGTCGCTGAACGCATCACCCGCACCGAAAGCACCCGGGCATGGGTTGACGGGTTTTTCGCAAGAGCATTGGCGGACCCTCATGTCGTCGCTGTCAGGTGGAAACTCAGCAGCAGGCATCCCGTTTATGATATCTGCGATATGTACGCTAAAGCCGACATGTATAATTTAGGTGGCGGCGTTTATCCGAGAGACAAAGTGCCGCCCCTTCCGGCGCACCCGCACTGCCTGTGCTACCTTTCTGAGGTCTACCGCGGTGAGGTCGACCTGTCGAAGCAAAAAGATCAAACAAAAAAAGCCGTTGATAACTGGCTGCGGGATCTGCCCTTTGATAAGCAAAAACTCGTACTCGGTCTCTATGGCGTCAACGCATGGACCGCCGGTGACAGCTGGACTAAATACCTGCGGGGCTGGCAGGGCCTCGTAAACCCGACAAGCAGGCTTGACGCTGGTCTCGTGCGTGATCTGATGGAGCGTAACCTGCTGCCGCCGACAGATAGCCATCTTGCAGCTATTGCAAAATCACAGGGGTTAAGTTATACTTTAGGCAAACGTGGAGCTGCCCGCTGGTATAGTGATGATAACAAACCGATCTATCCGCTACATTATGGCTTTTATGGCAGCTATGGCACCGAAACATTAAAAGCCGGCAGCGTGATCGTAGACCGCTACGGCAGAGATACAGGCAGTTTTGTAAGCCCGCAAGGGACTATATTTAGCGAGCGATCACTGCCGCCCGGAAGCAAAAACGATGAGTATCACGTTTACCGCGTCAAAAAAGACATTACGGGAGTATTATCTGGCCGCACTGCGCCGTGGTTTGGACAAACGGGCGGTGGCTGGCAGTACAAATTGCCAAACAGGATTATGGAGCTATCTGATTACTTAGAGGAGGTTGACGAGCGATGACCATCAAAGAGCTGGAAAAAATACTGATCAATGAAAAAATCCCCCGCAAAGATTACGAAATCACCGGCGATAACTACCTCCGCGGTTATGATGGATATATCATCCTCCCTGCACCCAAAGGCAAATGGGAGCTCTACTACATGGAGCGCGGCCAAAAGGATCTGCTGGGCACCTACCCAACCGACCACGCCTGCTGCATAGAGTTTTTGCGATATATGTCCAGGAGCTACTCGCAGCTGGAAAAATATCTGCCGGAATACAAAACAGCATAATTTGCAAAATACTAAAGGCGTTGAAAAGCCGCAAAACTGAATAAAAGAGATAATAAGATCAATCCTTCGGGATTGATCTTATTTTTTTATGTCACCGCAAGTGCAAAAATCCGTTTTAAGCGGTTTTACGCTCCTACAGGATAAATACCTTGCGCCAAAATCATTTAAACGTTTTTAAACGGTGTTTGAACGATTTTAAAAGGGGGTATATCTAATCCGCAAGCGCATAAATGATCTGCCGAAAGGATGATTTGTAAAAAATGATACCTGAAGGACTTTACGGAGAAATAAAACAGCCGCCTGAAAAAAGTATTGCGGCAGCGATCAGAGATATTACGAGTATCCGGGACTATATGGACCGCCGGGCAGAATACCGGTACGATCAAAAGCAGTTTGCCCTCAATCTGGCGCTTGACATTTTGAGCCAGATCGAAACAGCTCAAAACCGGCAGGAGCTCCAATCTCCTATCGGTTGACTATAAACATCCTCCTTTCTCTTTGCGGCCGGCTACGCAACCGGCCGCAATCTGAATCAAAAGGAGACTAAAGCTATCTGGAGCGGAGGCTCTGATATAAATGCGGCGGAGGCCGAAAATAAAAATATGGAGGCAACAATGGATCTAAAAGAAATCTACACCAAACTTGAAGCCATGGACGGCGGATCTGATATCGTCGCCGCAGTGAAAAGCGAAATCGAAAAATTAAACGCGGAAGCGAAAACGCACCGCGAAAAAGCAGCTGCTGCCCAAAAGGAGCTGGAGAGCTCTTCCGGCAGATATGATGCTGTACTGGCAGCCCTTGGGATCGAAGACAAAGAAAATGCTGCAGATGCCGCAAAAGAACTTAAAGGCGCTCTGGATGCCTTTAGTGCATCAGGGAAAAAGCCTGACGAGATCGCAAAAGAACTATCCGGTCTTACCAAGCGATTGTCCGAAATCGACAAAGAGCTGGCTGACACCAAAGCCGCCAAAGAGGCCGAGACCGCAAAACGTGTAGCTGCCCTCAAAAGTAACGGCCTGATGCAGGCCCTTGCCAAAGGCAATGCGGCAAACCCGGAAGCCATAAGCAAAATTTTGCTCGAAAACGTCACTGTCGGCGAAAATGATGAACTGGCCATGCAAATTGGTGGTGAAAGCGTCTCTATCAACGACGGAGTAGCAGCATGGCTCAAAGATAACGCATGGGCAGTAAAAGTAAACGCATCCGGCGGCAGCGGCAGCGGAGGCCATGGCGGCAGCTCCGGCGACGCTTTTGCTGACGGATTCGACAACGCATAAGGAGGAACCTAAATAATGGCAATCAATTACGCAGCTAAATATTCTGAAAAAATCGACGAACGCTTCGCGCTCGTGAGTGTGACTACCCCGGCTGTAAACAATGACTTTGACTTTATCGGGGTGCGAACCGTCAACGTCTACAGCATCCCCACCAAGGCCCTGAACGACTACTCCATGACCGGTACCAGCCGCTATGGTACAGTAACAGAACTGGAAGACACCGTGCAGGAGCTGACTCTCGGTCGTGACCGCAGCTTTACTTTTTCGATCGACCGCAGAAATTACAACGACACGATGATGACCAAAGAGGCCGGCAAGGCTCTTGCCCGTCAGGTCAACGAAGTGATAATCCCCGAGGTCGACACCTATCGTCTGGCGGCGCTCGCAGCCAATGCTGGCGGCACTGCGACAGCAGCCATCACCAGCTCCAATGCATACGAAAAATTTCTTGACGCAAAAAACCACCTGATCGACAACAAGGTCCCATCTGTAGGATCTGTAGCCTATGTATCCGGCCAGTTTTACAAAAATATCAAGCTGGACAGCAGCTTTATCCAAGCCAGCGACCTGGCTCAAAACACATTGCTCACAGGCCAGCTGGGCATGATAGACGGTACGCCGATCATCCCCGTCCCGTCCACTTACCTACCCGCTGACTGCGCGTTTATCCTCACCAATCCGGTCGCAATGTGCAGCCCGGTCAAGCTCGCTGATTACACGATCCACGAAAACCCGCAAGGCATCAGCGGCTGGCTGGTAGAAGGCCGCGTCTACTACGACGCATTTGTACTTGCATCCAAAGCTAACGCAGTATATGTACATATGACCGCTTAGGAGGAATTTAAATGGAGCTTACAAAAAAAGGCAAAAAAGTAACCCTTAAAAGTGACGTCCAGATCGCGGCCTACAAAAAGGCTGGCTGGGTTGAAGTCAAAGGCAAAAACCCCAAAGCCAAACCGGATGACACGGCCGCTGATACCACCGAAAAATGATAACCATCAAAATCACCGGAGCAAAGGAGCTGACTGCGAACTTCCGGCAGCTGCCGCTCCGGGCAAAAGATGAGCTTACGATAGCCCTTAAAGCCGCATTGCGAGATATCAGGGACCGGGCAAGGGCTGAGCATAAATTTACGACCCGCAGCGGCGAGACTGAGCGCGGGATCGAATTCAACCAGACCGGCCCCCTTTCGGGTGTTGTAGGTGTAACAACCAAGATCGGCGCCTACCTGCACGAAGGCACAGGCATCTACGGGGCCAAAGGCCGCCCGATCGTTATCGTCCCAAAATCAAGAGCCGCTCTCAGATGGGCAACCGGAGAAGGATTTGCCTTCTCCAAGCGCGTCGTTATTTCCGGCATTAAAGGCGATCCCTTTTTGTATAAAGCGGCCAGAAAAGAAACCGCGGCGGTTAGAGCAAGGTTTGGCGAGGCTATCAGAAAGGCGGCAAAATTATGATATTTATAACCGATGCCGATATCACCGACGACGTATTAGTCGTTGATCAATCCGACATCGATGCGGCAAACGCTTATGTCGGGTCAGTGCAGGCGAAATTCGCTATAGCTGACGAGGATATTGCTGATCCGCTGCCCTATAACATCAGACGCCTTGCAATCGTCTATGCCTGCTATACGGCGGCACTTGACGCAGTAGGCACAGATGCGACGGAAACGATGGGCGAAAACCGGCAGCGCATCGACATTTACGAGCAAAAGCGCAAAGCGTACTACGCAGAACTGACCGCGCTGTCAGGATCTATTACAGCAGCAGACTTTACCGGGACTGCCGTCGGCGGCTCCCCTAAAGTCACACTGGGGAGGTCTTGATATGAGCAGGCGTCAGGAAGTAACTGACGCGATTGCGCGCATCTTGAGCGACGAGCTGCCTGACATTCCATGGACGGTGCTGGTCAAAGGCTTTAAACGGTCTAAACAAACCGAGGGCACGATCAGCTGCGACGAGGTAACATACAGTTTTGACGCCAAAGGTAGCCGCAACGGTCGAGCGACCTACTCTATCTGCGTAGTGGCGGCAGGTGACAACGTCGATATTGACGACATCGCAGACCGCCTGGACGCGGTTATTTTAAAGAACCCAACGCTTGATAACTGGGCAACTACCGCCCGGATAACGCAAATACTTTTTGGAGTCTCGCAGGGCCAGCCGCAGGAGGCGGGAGTTTTCCTGGCGACCCTTGACGTGACTTACGACAGTAATTAATGGAGGTAAACAATGGCAGCACAAAGACCCATTCGCCCGGTGATCGATAAAAAACTCATGGGCCGAGAGGTGCTTGTTTTTTTAGACTTCGGCGAAGATGCAACCTATGACGATCCAGTCTGGTCTCTTATAGGCGGGCAGCGAACCGCAGACTTTAATAACAGTGCCGACAGTATCGATACCAGCGATAAAAATTCCAACGGCTACGGCGACAGCGAGCCGGGCATGAAAACGACCGAGATATCCATGGAGCTCATCATCAAGCCGAGCGATCCCACGATCGCGCAGCTCTACGATGCCTACAATAATAATGAGGCTGTAGATATCCTGCGCTGGGTAAAAGGCGGACGCAGCACCCGCAATTGGTATTCGATCACAGAAATGAGCGAATCCGCAGCGTATGACGACGCATCGATCCTCACCCTGACGCTCAGCGGTAAGGGCGAGCCGACAGTCATCGAAGATATGGCTGACCCGCGCGAATAGCGCATAATCGCAGCAGCGGGGAGATTCCTCGCTGCTTTTTAATTAAAGGAGGCAATGTAAATGCAAAAGAAAGCGAAAAATAAAGCCCAAGGCAGCCAAGTTAGACGCACTGTAGATCTCAATATTTTCGGAGAAGAACATCAGCTGAAATTTACCATAAACGCGCTGGAAATGCTGGAGGCGACTACTGACGAAAGGAACGTCAGCATTCTTGCGACTAAACCGGTATGGTCGCTTAAAGACGTTGTATCCGGCATCCATGCAGGGTTAAAGTGGCAGATGCCCAAGCTGACCCGCGAGCAAGTCAAAGATGGCGTACAGGTATTGATCCGGGAAACATCAGTTTACGAGTTGCAGGGCCTGATCACTGCCGCGATCGGACTTTCGGGGCTGGTATTCGGCGACGCTGCCAGAAGTCCCTTTGCAGAGATCCTGCCCGATAAAAAACAGTCCGGCGATGATAGTGATGAGGACGAAGAAAAAAAGTAATTACTTTTGCCGACTGGGTCGATCGCTGCATCTGGATCGGCTATGCGATAAAACTCACAGCCGAGCAGATTGCAGTTTTAACGCCGTATGAATTATTTGCTCTGTGGGACGGCGAAAAATACCTGCGCCAAGCACGGCAGATAGATATCGCAAGCCTTATCACTATCCATTATTTAAATCATCATCGGCGCAAAGGCGCGCGCGAATTGAAACTTGAGGATATATTCAGCGATGGTCGTTTCGACAAGCGCCGCAGCAAGAATGAATTCACGAAAGAAGACTGGCAGCAATACATCGATATCTTTGGATGAGGAGTTACCATGGCCGAAAAAATAGAAGTTCAGATAAATGGCGAAAGCCAAGGCTTTGATGCAGCAGCAGCCAGAGCGGCTCAGCAGGCAGCAAGGCTCGAAACTGCATTAAATAACGTCGCCAGCTCGCAAAGCAGGGCGGCCAGCGCTGCAGCTCAAGCTGCAGGATCTACCGATCAGCTCGCCAACGCACAAAAAGGCGCCGCTGATGCTGCTGCCAAGGCCGCCAGGCAAAACGACAAAACAAAAGATTCGCTGGATGGAATCAGGACAGCATCGACCCTCGCTGCAGCAGCTATCGCTACAGCTACGGCAGCCATGGGACTGGGAGCCGTTAAAGCTGCAGGGAAAATGGAACAGCTTGAGATCGCGTTTACAACAATGCTGGGCAATGCCGAGCAGGCGAAGACTATGCTAAGCGACCTGCAGGACTTTGCGCAGGTGACTCCGTTTGACCTCGAATCAGTAACAAATGGCTCGCGCAGACTTCTGGCAATGGGTTTTTCCGCCGAACAGATCATTCCGGTCATGACCGCCGTTGGCGACGCCGCAGCGGGTCTTGGCATGCAAGCCGAGGGCATCGACCGGATAACGCTTGCCATGGGCCAAATGGCCGCCAAAGGCAAAGTGTCGGCTGAAGAGATCCGGCAGCTGGCTGAAGCAGGTATCCCGGCTTGGAAGTTTATTTCCGAAAGCCTCGGTATAACCATTCCCGAGGCCATGAAACGAGCCGAACAAAGTCAGATCAGTGCAGCTCAAGGATTGAACGCCATCGTCGCCGGTATGAACAGCAAATTCGGCGGCATGATGGAGGCACAGTCTCACACGATCGACGGCATGTGGTCTAACCTCATGGACGGTATTAGCCGCACGTCGATCTCCGTCGGCAAAGATATCGTCGAGAGTTTTGATTTACATAAAAAACTAGCTAAAGCCATGGACTTTTTCGACGAGTTCCGCGAGCGCGTGGACAATTCCGGTCTTCGGTCTGCGATCATCCAGAGCGTACCGACCGAAGTCGTCGCTGCTGCGTTTGTCGCAATAGATATAGCGGTAGTGACGACCCTTATCCCGGCGATCAGTAAAGCTATCACTGCATTTAGAGCCCTACGCAAGGCAATGTTAGCAACGCCTATCGGACTTGCGACGATAGCCGTGAGTGAGGTCGCGTTAGGGGTATATGACAAAGTGCAAAAGTATGAGCAAGGCGGGCAGGAACGAGCTGATCTCCTGCAGGGAGTATTTGACGCTGAAGGCATCGAAGGCTACGAGGAGTACGTCACAAAGGCGGCAGGAGTAGTCGAGGACTGGGATAAGATAAGCAGCGACAATGATCCTTACGCTGCGATCCGCGATGCCGCGGAACATGCGCGAAAGCTGGAAGCTCCGCCTGACTTTAGCAATCTCGGTGACTATGCTGCTGATGCCGGTGGCGGCAGCTCTGGCAGAAAAGGTTCTGGCCGTACAAAACGTGATACGTCTGCGCAGGAGGCCAAGGCCTACATTGATCTGTTTGATAAAATGGTGCAAAAAGCCGAGGCGTTCAAATCCTTGTGGGACGGCATTACCGGCACGAGAAATACTATGTTTGACAATGCTGCCGAGCAGGTAAAAAAAGCGACTGAATCTTACAACGCTGCACGCGATGCCAGAATCAAGGCCGAAGCCGAAGGTAATGCCAAAGCAGCCGAGCTGATCGCCGAAACCGAAGCGCAGCGGCTGCAATACCTCCAGCAAACCGAAGCGAAGGCAAATGAAGTTTTCGCCGACAGCCTCCTGCAGCGCAAAAATGCCATGCAGGAATACAACAACGAAATGCAGACCCTTGCCGAAAACAATCAGGCTGCAATTCTGGCGGCATTTCAAGGGCGGCTGTCCGCCGAGCAGGAAATGGAGCTCGAACAGGCCCTCGCCCGCCAGCAGCAAATGATCGAAGAGCAGGAGCTTAGGCAGGCTTATTACGACTGGCAGCTCGAAAGCCAGGAAAGCCTCTTATCGTTCGGACTGGAAGCGGCGCAAACACTCAAAGATGGTTTAGCATCGGGTCTCGCCAGTATCATAACGGAAGGTGCAAAGCTCGGGGACGTGTTAAAAAATCTCGGCAAACAGATACTTAATATGTTCATTCAGTGGATAGTTGGCAGACAGCTCGCAGCAGTCTTTTCAAAAATGGCCAACAAAATGGCGCTTGCTGAAACAAAAGGTATCGCTGCAGCAAGTGCTGCAGCATGGGAACCTGCAGCCGCGCTTGCCGAGGCAGCAGTGCCGGGTTCTATCGCTCGCGGCGAAGGCTTGGCAGCGGCAGTGGCAGGCAGAGCAGCAGGCATCGGCACCGATTTTGTATCCGGCAGCAGCGATTCTGGTGGACTTGGCTCTGACAGTTTTATGGCCGGAGGCCTTGACAGCGCCATGGGCGGGCTCAATACCGGCGGCGTTGGTCTTGGTGACAGCAGTTTCATGCGAGGCGGTATCAGTTCGATTCCGGGCGGTATTGGCGGCAGCGTGATTAACGTCACCAGCAATAACTACGGACAAATCAACAACGGCTGGGACGCTGATCAATTGCTCGGCGGACTTAACGACAGCGTTTTAGGCGCTTTAAGGAGCAGTTAAATGGTTTTTAAAAGAGCGAAATACGAAGAAAAAAACGCGTATCCTGATGAATATATTACAGTCATATCTGCCGCAGGCGTGGAACAAAGGCAATATTTGCGGATAGCCATATCTAACCTTAATGACATAAAAATGCGCATCAAAGAAGCTGATAAAGCTTACGCGCACGGCAGCTATGCCTACGGCGACGGCAAAATCGAAAGCAGGAAAATGAAACTGTCCTGTCACATTCGCGGTGAAAACCAAGCCGACCATGACCGGCAATACAACAATATCATAAACCTGTTTGCGCAGCGCAACTACTCGCTGCGCATGGCTCGAGAGGACCGGGAGTATCGCATTGCCGGATTAGTAGAAACGAAACAAAAATGGGTCAAAGGCTTTAAATGGCTTTGGTCTGATATTGATATCACTCTTATGATGACAGATCCGTTTGTTTACGCAACTGCTGATACCGTGGTAAACATTCCGTTTACCGAGAACCAAACCGATAAAGTGGTCAGTTTATATAATGATTCGGCGATTGACGTTCCGCTGATTTTTGATTTTATCCCGATGGCCGATACGCCCATGGATAACGTCAAGATCATGCATACAGATAGCGGCGAACAGATGCAGCTGACCGATTCGCTCCTTAGCTATCCTCACAAAGCTCGCGTGGATGGCAACGTGGGAACAGTGCGGCGCGATAATGATAACAGTATCAATACCTTTTCCGGAGTATTCCTTCATGCCCTGCCCGGTCGAAATGAATTCAAATTCACCTGTCCTGCCGGGCAGATAAAAATAATCTACAGAGCCAGGTGGTTTATATGAGCAAAGGTAATCTCTTATACGGCCTGTATCCGCGCGGCCAATACATCCACGCAGGACTTATTGGGCTGGCCGGCGGTTATACTGATGATCAGATAGGCTACCTGCCAGACCGCTATGATATGATCGCTTACAACAAGGACGGGACCAAATCCGCGATTTTTTCCAGCGGCGTCGAGGGCAATGCGCTAAAGTCGTTAAAATTCGAGATAGTCGAAACTGGCTGCGGAAAAGCGGATTTTGTTTTTAGCCGGCTGCCAACAAACGCAGAACTTTCCGTAGATCAGCGCATTGATATCCACTTATACAATGATCCGCGGCCGTGGTGGAGTGGATACATTTTAAACTGCCCCTCCCAAGGCAGCACTGCCAAAGAATACAAATACACCGCGCACGGGTACTACAATAAACTGGACGCAGTAGTCATATTTGCAGATTTTCAGGGGCGCGAGGTATCAAATATGGTGTCTGATATCGCCCGCCAGGCAGAGCTAAAAGCCGGGCTAAACTACAGCAGTAATCTGCTGATCAACACCAACTATATCGCGTCACGAATACAATTTGACGGCGTTACAGCTAAAGACGCACTCAAGCAGCTGTCTGACTTTGCAATCGATTACGTTTACGGCGTAGACGAATACCGCCGCCTGTTTTTCCGTCCGCGCAACCGCGAGGTCAATGAGCAGGCGAGGTTTTGGGTCGGAGATCATCAGGGCAGTTTTGAGCCGGTGGACGACGCCGAAAAAATCTACAACGTGCTGCCGATAAAAGGCGCAGCTGTAGATGGCAATGGCGAACAGTGGTTAGCGACAGTAGAGGACGCAGAAAGCCAGCTTAGATATGGCATCCGCGAAAAAGTATTAACCTTGCCGTCGGCATACTCTGCCGCCGACGCCGAACGCTGGGGCAAAAATCAGCTGCTGTCAATGTCTAAACCGGCCCTATCAGCCAAAGTTGGCGAGATACAGCTCCCCTACCCTTTGGCGGACGGACGGTTTAACGTCCGGAAGATGTGGACGGATGGCGAGGCAGTTATTACTGACAGAGCGGGTATAGCCCATCAATACCCAATAACAAAGCTAAAATATAGCGTCTCTGCTGACAAAGGTATCAAATGCGACATGGAGCTTGGCAAGCAGCCTGCGGAAATAGATACATATCTGGCCGAACTGTCCAGATATGCAAAAGACCTTGAATTACTGCAGGCCGCAGCAACCAAACAGCTTAAATAGGAGGCACAATGGCAAATCCAAGTAATTACAGATATGATGCATATTCTGATATTCCGTCTAATATAACGCTGACAGAGCGGCATTTAGTCCCGGCCATATCTCCGTATATAGTTACGCTTACTGAGGTCCCGGTCAAGTCAGCGCCATCGACTACTTCAGCCAGATATATTAATGATATTTCCGGCGGTTCGGCAGTCTACGGAGAATCACTGACCGAGGTATCGGCCACCCCGGTAGCCGGGCAATATTACCCGGATTACCATACAAATGCCGATAATAATGAAAACTGGAACACAGGGCAGATTCTTTTTGCTGCAGCAGATGCCGGAAAGATTGTTGAAATAACCTATTTAGCGAAAGGAACATTAACCGGTGTTACCTCTGCCGCATATCCCTCATGGTGGCGCGACCGTGGTGATGGCAGCGACGGTGATTTCTACCCTACTGGTAACGTAACGATCAGTGGCCGCAAGAATTACCGCAGTGTATATATTCCCGCCGGGGTGACTGTGTCGGTCAGTGGGTTTATAGATATTCGTTGTCAGGGAATGTTTATAAATGCCGGAACTATAAATGCCAGTGGGGGCGGTGGGCTAGCCGGGCAACAGGTAAAAATAAGAAACTTATATGGGGCAAATATAGGTCTTAACGGAAATCCGGGCGAACCTGCAATCGGCGGCGGAGCTGGTGGCGCGGCTGGTTCCAGTTCGGATTCGGGGTATTATGGAGTTAATAGCAGCGGAACTAAAATAGGCGGTTCAAGGCTTAGTCTTGACGCTGCAGGTGTTTTAGCAGGTTGCTATAGCGAAGAAATTCTCGGCGGTGGCGGCGGATCAAGCCCCGGGGTGTATTCGATATCCGAGGGGGGCAGCACGGAAACACTTTCGGGCGCGGTTGGCGGTAATGGTGGCGGCATGATCCGCATTGTAGCAAAATCACATAAAAATATAGGATCGTATATTTCTACAGGTTTAAATGGCACAAGCGTCACAGTGGACAGCGCAATACAGACAGGTGGCGGCGGTGGCGGCGGTTAT